GCCATCTCTAAAATTTACTTGAAAATAATTAGATCCTTGAGCTGATCCATGAATATCTATAAACTTAAATACATATTCCTTATAAGTGCTATCAATACCAGATGTAATATCTAAAGTTGATGAACTAGATGCAGTTGTTGTAGAGATTAAAGTCATTCCACCTGTACCTGTAGCGTTTGATGATAAATCCATATCGTATTTTATGCTTGCGTATGTTGCCATTATGCTATCCCGTAAAGTTTAATTGTACCAGCACTTATATTGCCAGACGCATATTTAAATTGTACTGCATCAATAGCAGAAGTGGTATTGCCATAGCCACCAGTAAAACCAGTATTACAATAATTTCTAAATTCACTTAAATTTATACGTGCAATAAAATGTTTTACAAATGTAGTGTTAGATGGATTAAATAAAAATAATTCTCCACTTATAGATTGATCTGTATCACTACCAGCCCCATGAGATAATGGTTGAAAACCTGTGCCTTGTGCTAAATCTCTACTGGTGTCATAAGTTATTCCAGCGTCTGATGCATCTTCTTTATGATATGCGTTAAAAAAAGTTGAAGTTTTAGCAACATTATAATTTGATCCAGTATCAGCGCTTAAATTAAAAGTAAAATTTGTGTTGTCAGTTGCTGGTCTACAATTAATAAACTTAAATATATACGTTCTATAAGTATTATCTAACACAACATCAGATGCACCATCAACAAAAGACAGAGTTGCAGAAGAACTAGCAGTTAAAGTTTTAATAAGAACTAAACTACCACCTGATCCTGATGGTAAAGCCATATTGTATCTAGAATTTTGATATGTTGCCATTATGATACTCCAAATAGTTGTATGGTTCCAGCATCTATGTTGCCAGAACTCATTTTAAATTGAACTGCATCAACTGCACTAGTAGTATTGCAATATCCAGCACAATAATGATTAATTGAATAATTACCTCCTTGATAACCATTTGCTGTTGAAATAAAATGTTTTACAAATGTTGTTGAACTTGGATTAAACAATCGTAAAAAACCACTTGCACATTCATCATTTTCACTTCCTATTTCTGGAGCAATAGATTGAAAACCTGTGCCTTGTGCTAAATCATAATCGGCTCTGTATTCAAGTATATTCGCTCCATCAGCTTCTTCTTCATATGCGTAATAAAAATTTGTTGTTTTAGTAACATTATAATTACTACCAGTATCAACAGAACCATTAAATTGAAAATTTGCATTATTTGTTGCTGGGTGCATATTATTAAAAATAAATAAGTATTCTTTGTAAGTATTATCAAGAACAACATCACTACTTCCATCAACAAAAGATAGAGTTGCAGAACTAGAAGCAGTTAATGTTTTAATTAATTTAAGAGTACCCTTACTGAACCCATTATATTTGACAGCATTATAATTAGCCATCTTACTTCTCCTTTAATAGCCAACCTTGCGTAGAGTCAACATACACAAGAGTAAAAGCGGCTCTTTCTGTTGCAACCGTTAAATTTTCTGAGGCTCCTTGAATCTTGTGTGAGTTTCTGCCAACAGTAATATTATTTGTATCTGCTGTTGCAGCGTAATCTATTATATGAACTTCGTCACCTCGAACTGCTGACGCGGGTAATGTCATTGTAATTGCAGCACTAGATGTATCAACAAAATATCCTCTTCCTGCAACCATAGTTGTTGCACCAGTAACTACTGCTTGCCAATCTACAATACCACCAGTATTAGCTGCAAGTTTTGGTTCTGTAACAGTTCCATCAGACGGAACTCCCAGGTCGAGAGTGTCTCCCATTATAGTGATAAAGTCAATGGAATCTGATGATGTTAATGCTGCTGCGAATACAATCGTACTGCCTACAATAGTATAGGATGATATAGGAGCCTGTAGGACACCATTTAATGACACTAAACAGTGTTGGGCCGAAACTGGGCTGATGGCTACACCACCAACAGTTAAGTTAAATGTATCTGTAGCACTTGTTGATATTGCATCACAAGCTTGAAAATTACCAAATGAGGGCTGCGCGCCAATGTAGGCCATGTTATATTACTCCTTTTAATTTGTTTACCATATTAACTGATTCCATACAAGGTTATAGTTCCAGCATCTATATTTCCTGAACTCATTTTAAATTGTACTGCGTCTACATCATTTGTGTTATTAAAATATCCAGCTATATACATATCATTAGCATAATCATTAGAATTATAAGAATGACATCTTGATATAAAATGTTTTACGAATGTTGTAGATGATGGATTAAATAATTGTAAAGTTCCACATCCATCCTCATCATTTCCATTTCCAATATCTGATGCAAGAATTTGAAAAGCTGTAGATTGAGCTAAATCATTACCGGTTGAATAAGAAAGCGCTGCTGCAGTGCCTCCTTCATTATGATAACCAAAAAACCATGTTGTTGTTTTAGTAACATTATAATTACTACCAGCATCTATTGAACCATTAAATGTTAAATGAGCACCATCAGTAGCTGGGTGTATATTTTTAAATATAAATAAATATTCTTTATAAGTATTATCAAGAACAACATCGCTACTACCATGAACAAAAGATAAAGTAGCAGAACTAGAAGCAGTTAGCTTTTTAATAAAATTCATAGATCCACCAGCTGCACCTGTTTCAAGATCATCGGCTCCTGAATCAAAACCAATTGCTGAATTTGCAGAAGGAGTTACATTTAAACTATTGTAATTTAATTTTGATATTGCCATTAACTATCCTTAATTCCATAGAGTTTAATTGAACCAGTAATATTTCCTGTTCTTTGTTTAAATTGAAAAGCGTCTAATGCAGAAGTAGTATTAAAATACCCAGCAACGTATGCAGTAGCAGCAGCATTATCTTGATTGTAAGCATGAACCTTTGATATAAAATGTTTTACAAATGTAGTACCTGAAATTCCATATAAAAATAATTCACCAGAACAAGCACTATCATTATCATTTCTAACAGTTGTAGATATTCTTTGAAATCCAGTACCTTGTGCTTGATCTTCTGATGAAGTATATTCAAAATAATTAGCA